TTTCTCCTGTAAATATTGTTGGGTATCCAGCCCGTATTCTTCGGGCATATCGTTTCTGCCGTAGCGGGTTTTAATTCTGTACTTCTGCTTAGCGTCCATCTTCCAGAGTTCATCCATTAGTGTTTTTTGGTAGTTGTTCATTTTCAAATAATTTATCTATTTTTAATTTCAGCCATTCTTCCTGTTTCCTGAATAGTTTGAGATTCCTGGCCGCTGTGAGCAGTTCTTCGTCAGTCTTGGCCTTGTCTAATTCTCCGAGGAGTTTTTCAACATTAAACTGCTCCTCCACCAGCCTCATTATTTGCTGCCTCATTTGGTTGCATTACTTGATTATTGACTGCCTGCTCCATGCCCTGCTGGTATGGGGGAACTGCTCCGCCCATAACTCTCACATGGTCGTTGATATGCTGTTGAAGCATGGCTTGTTCTTCAGGAGCGTAAGGATGGTCAATGCCCCCGGCATTAAGAGCCGCCTTATGGATTTCAAGATGTACCTCGTGGTTATCGGTCGGAAGTACCCTAGCGGTCTGCGGGTTGGCTGATTCTTCTTTGGCGTCTTGGAGTTGTGCCATTTGCCCCTGGACATCTCCTTCTTCACGTTCTTTAGCATTCGGCAGGAAGTTTTCAACATCTTTAATCTGTACTCCATTTTCAAATATTCTTTCCCAGATAGCTTCCTTGTTGATAGGAGTTGGATTAAGTGATTTTTCTTCCATATACACTTGGTTGAGTAAGAGCGACCATTTCTGGAGTTCGGCCTGTTGGGAAGCCAGCATGGTTGAGCCGGACACTACTACCACATCTTTAACAGCTTCAATGTCTTTGAATTTGATATTCTTTTCCATTACATTGCCTTTCTTGCCTAGCACGCGGTAGATTATCTTTTTGTTGTCAGCCAAGAATTGCTGGTTCATCCACAGGGCGTATTTGCCCATTGGTTCTAGGACTTGTTTTTCAAAGTTATCCATTATCATGGTGATTCTGGCGTTCGATTCCTGCGTCTTGATTTGGATTTCTCCAAGTGTCTTATTGCCTTTCAGTTGGTCGGAGCCTGTCTGATAATCAGTGATCCCCGAAGTGTTTTGTTTAGCTTTATTTAAAAAGTCATTCACATACTGCACGCCGTTCATGTTGGGAGTGGGAGTCTGCATGACGGCTACTGACTGGCCTAAAATCTTCACCGGCACTAAAGTTCTTGGTTTGTATTGGATGGCATCTGGAGCTAAAAGATTGGCAGGCACATATTCCATCGGGCGGGAAACATCAGTCCAAAGAGCTTCAATGGCCATATTTAAAGTATCTTCTTCGGCGTCCAGCACTCCCTGCACTGGCTCAACCAGTCCGAAGCCGTAAAACTTTCCTAATCTGTCTATCGGACGAAAGATTCCAACAGGAGCGAAATTGCGATCAAGAGTATTCTGTTCACAACGGATGGTTTCAGGATTATCTTCACCATAACAAGCTAGTGTTACCACCCAGTATTCGTAATATCCTTGGTCATTTAAGACTCTGACATACAGTTCTGCTACCTCTACTTCCACGTCTTCAATCATTTTGTTAGCACGGTAATCGGAGATGCCGTCGTTTTGTTCTAGTCTTTCTTTCCACAAGTCGGAAGTTCTGATATTAAAGACCACATCCCTCACATCATAGCCGTCTTTTTTAAGTTCTTTGATAGTAGCGCGTGATTTGTATCCGATAACCCGGCAATCATTGACTTCTTCGGCTTCCACGCTCCAAATAAGGTCATGTGGTTTCAAGGGTTCAAAAGTATAATTAGATAAAATATCCTCCTGGTCTTTTAAAACAGTCTTGGCAAACGGTTCCAGTAGTTTATTTTTGACTTCCATCCCCAGAATCTCTTTAGTTCGTTTCTTGTAGACCTTTCTTTCTTCTTTCCAGCCCATTTTCCAGCCGGAGAGTCCGCATACCAGTCCCCACTTGGCGACCTTCTTGATTTTAGACTGGCATTCAGCCTCATTCCATTGGTATTCAGAAAATTCGTCATACATATCCGCCGATTCAGAATCGTCTCTGGCTCTAGCCATATAACGATACTTAGGCTGGCGGGCTAAAAGCCTGGGAATAGCGTTTTCAACTAGCGCATACGCACCGCCTAGAGTGATTTTAGATTCAGTATTGGCTGAAATTGAACCCTCCCTCAGTTTGTTTTCATACCTATCCACTAGAGTAAGCCAGCGTTCTTTGAGCGTTTCAAACTTAGCCTTGTGGTTAAGGTAGGTGTCTTTGGCGATATTCTCGATGATGTCTTTTTTAATCATATTATTTGTAAAAGTTTATCTATTGCGCGTTCCCAGGTGTATTCTTTGGGGTCAACGTCCTCTGGGAAGTTGTTGCCCTGGTCCCAGGTGTGGATTATGCACCCTGAAGCTTTGGCTTCCAGTATCGGCAGGCAGAATCCTTCAGATAATGAATGCTTATAAAAATGCTTGGCTCGCTGGTATATCTTGGGTATCTCCTGCTGGGGCGGGTTGGTGATGGTTTCTACTCCTGCTATCGGCTGGGTTTCCCTGCCCAGCCAGACTATCCGCTTGTGGCCGTCTTTTTTGGCCTCATTGATTGAATATAAAATGTTCTTATTGGGTTCGTTGTTGCCTTCAATCAAGGCATCTATGTCTCTGTTCAAATTATGCTGTATAAAAAATCTCTCGCTGATTCCGTTAGGGACTATTTGAAACTCCCGTCCTGTCCATTCGCCAGCGTATTGGCTGACGGCGATCAGCTTCCATCTGGGGTCTTGTCTCGTTTTTAAACACTTGGCTTTCAGCTCATCTCCGATATAGGCTTTTAAATCGTTGCCCTGCACAAACTGAAACTTCTTGCCTTTATAATTTATGAGCTGGTCGCACTGCATCCACCAGTTAGCTATCAACACATCCTCGTCTTGAAGCTGGGATAACTTAGTTATGGGGTACACGGGAACATCGGGGTATTCTTTTTCTAATTGAGGATTCCTGCCGTTAGCCGAGATAAAAGCGTCATAGCCTCTTTTCCTTAATTCCCTGCAATGTTCAAAGTTGGTGATGATTCCCCCGCAGGTGATGAGGGCGTCATTTACATAAGCTATCAACATAATCTTTGAGGTCTGTCTTGGCTTTCCAGCCTAACTGCTTAATGCTATCTAAATCTATTTTGGAGGCTTTGCGGTCGCCTTTCTTTTCCCCGACAAACAGTATCTCTCCACCAAACATTTGGGCTACTTCATAAATCGTGTAATCTTTTTCATTTCCTAGGCAGTATTCGCCTTTGCCCTTGAGGCCTACCGTAATGAGGCCATCAACTATGTCTTCTACGTGGGTGAAATTCCTTCGCTGGTCTCCCTTGCCGTTTATTAAATGAGGCTTATTATTCTTTCTGTTCTTCTCAAATATCCCTATCACTGTGGCATATTTTCCTTCTTTAATCTCTCTGCCTCCATAGACGTTATAAAAATAAGTAATGGCGTAATCCAACCCAAACCATTCCGCGTATTTCTTAATGAGTTCTGTGTTCTGGGCTTTAAAATAACTGTACGGGCTTTCCGCGTCTCCAAACTTTGTGCTGCTTCCGGCGTAAACTAATCTAACTTTGTTCTTGCGACAATATTCTAAAACTCTCATTGTGCCAATATAGTTGGATTCAATCAGTTGCTCCATGTCTTCGTAGCAAGTGAGAACTCTGGAATACTCTCCTAAATGGAATACGATATCAGGTGGCGGGATTAAGTCTATCTCCTTGCTATCCAGTTCAATGTATTTCACGCCTTTAACGTGGTTTTCTTTCCTGCCGGTAAAGTAGTTGTCCAGGCTTACCACTTCGTTGCCATCGGCCAGTTTTTCGCAGAGGTGGCTTCCGATGAATCCAGCTCCGCCGATTACTAAAATGTTCATATAATTTTGCCGTATCTCTCATTTAACTGCTTGAATCCTTCGGCTTGCTTTTGGTCTAGCATGGCGATCCGGCTTCCCTGCTTGCGCCTATATTGGAATAACGGCTCGTGAACTTGCTTAAACCTGTATCCTTGCGTTACTGCCATTCGGAGCCAAAATCCATAGTCCTCATACCATTCTGTCGGATCAAAGATTCCATAAGGATCAGCGCATCTTCTATCCACTAAGGCGCAGGCACTCGGTATAATCTGGTTTTTGCGTAATTCTTCTATGGAAAACTCTGGGTATTTGTGCTTGTAACTTATATCCCCGAATATCTCCATGTCGGTAAAGACTATCTCCGCTTCTCCTTCTTGCATCTTGGCGAGCGTTTTTTCAATGAATTGGGGGTGCAATTTGTCATCGGCGTCAAGACAGATAAAATAGTCTCCAGTTGATTTTTCAATGCCTTTATTTCTGGCATGAGCGACGCCGGAATTAGCTTGCTGGATGAGATTGACTGGATACTGGCTGACAACTTGGCATGAATCATCCGAACTCCCGTCATCAACGACAATAACCTCATGGGGCTTGTATGTTTGGTTGATTGAGCTTTCGATTGCTTCTTTGATGTACTGGCCATAATTATAGTTGGGAATTATTATTGAAACTTTGGGGCTGGGCATGATGCGTTTAGGGATGTCTTTTGGGAAATCGTGCGGTTCAAGTTTGTACATCCCATTTACCCATTGGTTCCAGCGGGTGTTGCGTTCGTTTTCCCATTCCGGCTTGGTTGGATGAATAAACTTCTCGTAGCGTAACCGCTTATTGTATTCAAAATTGTAACCGCGCGCGCGAGCTAAATGGTAAAAAACTATGTCTTTCCTAATCGGCTGTCTGGGATGTTCAAAGCTTCTGTCTTCGGGGTTGTCGTATTCTAAAACTCCCTCAATCCCTTTGCCCTTATATTTGCAACTGCGGTATTGTTCTTTGACTATGGTCATGTCCAAGGGCAGGACGCCGTAATACTTCTCGACCACTTCTCGTCTATAAAGCCGGTCTGGGTAGTGTTCTATCGGTTCAACATATCCCCACCGCCAAGCAACATTGTAGTATTTAACCCGTATGGAGTAGGCGTTATCATCCTGGATGGCTTCTCTGATTTTCTCCATTGATTCTTTCGTGTAGTATTCGTCAGCGTCTATTTGTAAAAACCAGTCGCCTGTCGCTTGCTGGAGGGAAAATGTCCTCGCTTCACCCATATTTACCGGCTCGCGGTATGGGTAGCTGAAGTATTTGACTTTGGGAAAGGACTTGGCTATCTCGGCAGTCTTATCGGTTGACTGCATATCTACAAAAACTATCTCATCCACGAAGTCGTGTATTCTTTCAATCGATCCTCTTAAAACATCTTCTTCGTTTCTCACTACATATAATGCGGATAATGTCATTTGGTTTTGCTTAAAACTAGTATATGGGGAGCTAAATGTTCTGCTTTCCAAGCTGGGAAATCATCCTTGCTCAGCCACTCAGCTTTGCCGCACATCTTCCATTCGCCCTGTTTAATTGATTTTTGCCTTGATTTTCCGACTATGCTGTTTCTATCTCCATCAATGATTACCATTAAGCCTCTTTTCTTAGTGACTCTTTTCATTTCAGAAAGGGTTTTATCCCTATTGAGCGATTGTTGCAGGGTCATAATCATATACACGAGGTCAAACTGGTCGTCTTCGTAGGGTAAGTTGTCCATATCGCCAACCATCTTATACACATTCTCACACTTGGCGATCATATTGGGAGAAATGTCTATGCCGTGTCGTTCGCAGTTGAGCTTTTCAATGACATTGCCCATACCGCAACCAATTTCCAGGACTTTGTAGGTAGGTTTTATCAGTCTTTTCAGGTATTCAATGGACTTCCTGTCGCATTCAGTGAGGTTTTTGGAGAACATCCCGTCTTTTTTCAGTGCTTCGCGGTCAAAATCATCCCTGATGCTCTGATAAGTGCTTGAACTTGCCATACTTGTTGCCTATTTTTATCAATTCTTTTAATTGGGAGAGTTTTTCTTCGGTGTCAAAGTCGTGTGAATCCAGGAAAAAGGTGAAATCTTTGTCTTTCTGACATATCCTTTCAAAATTATCTATAAAACTCAGTGGACAATACTTGTGTCTGAAATGGTGGAATGAACTGAAATACTGTTTGAGGTGGGCGTGTTCCATTGGATTACAAACTGAACATTCAGCGCATTCCATTTCTCTCTGATAACCGTGTTTTTCCATCTCATCTGCCATGTCTTTGAAGTTTCGGAGGTGCGGTGAACGGTAAACTTTAGCTTCTACTCCGTAAGTGTCCCTGAGCCACTCGTGGTTCTGCATTAAATCAATAATCCTGTCTTGTAATGGTTTTTCATACCATTCTTGGTGGTGATAACTGTGGTTGCCCAGTTCTACATTGACCGGAAAATCGTATTTTATTTCTGGGTGTCTTGATCCGGCGAGGAAAAAGGTTACTGGCGTATCTCCGATAGCGTCATAAATATTCGGGAGGTTGTCGTAGTCTTTGGGATAATCAAAATCGAAACTTAAATAAATGTTCATTTTATATATTTCAATTCGTCTGGATAAAATAATTCAAAATCTTTCCTGTATAACTTGCGGGCAATCTGATCCAGCTGGTTGGTATAGTAATTCGGCCACGGCTCGCAATGGGTTCTGTGTATGTGTTGCAATTCAGGCCGTTCTATTTCTAATCCCTTGCAGAGAAACGACCAGTCCTGTTCCAGGTTTTCATATCTGCCTATCCAATCTACCTCCAGTTTGCCGTTATCGCATAAGAAATAGCTCATCGGATAGGTATGTATATTCTGGAATCCGCGCTTATTGATGTCTAAAACAAAATCCTGGAATGTCTGTGGCTCATCTTTGGCAAAATAGGCCGATACTAACCTGTCCAACGGGTGTCTCACAAAAGCAAACTTGAATATGTCTTTCCATTCTATGCCTGGCACATCTTCTATAAACTCTTTGTAATACCTTATGGGTTGGTGTCCTAAACCGCCTACATGCTCTGCTATGCTTGTGCCGGCCGTTCTTGGCACGTGGATAAAAATGTATTTCTTTTCGTGATTATAAATGCTCATCTTATTCCGCACTTTTTACAAATTGGCAGTTCCCGTCTTTTGGCTTGGTTATAATACTTATCCCATTCGTATTCTTCCTTGGCATCCCGGCAACACACCACTTTCTTGCCACTGGCGGTATAAACTGGCGTAATGTCGGGCTGGGTGCAATCCGTATAGTTATGGGTGTTCGGTTGGTTGGAATCATCTACTATATGCACCATCTTGAATATATTTTTCAGTTCTTCTTCTTGGCCTTCGTTCTCCGGTTGTTTAACCATCTTCACATAAAACTCGTTGACTGCTCGCTCTTCCATCTCTTTGGCCTTCTTTATAACTAGATCATAGTTGTCGCGCTTCGTAATGTTTTCGTATGTTTGCCTGTCTCCGGCTGGGATTGAAACGCACAGCGTCTGTATCTTCTCGTAAGGCAGTCTCTTCGGATCAACCAGCACAGCGTTAGTTGAAAGAATAACCGGGAACTTGGAATACTCTATCATCTCGTATATCTTGGGGTGCATAAACGGCTCGCCTTTATTAAAGAGCATCACCGCGTCTGCTTCCAGCTTGTCCATGATTTCAATAAACTGCTCCCAACTCATGTCCTTTTCATCTGTCTTAACTCCTTGTCTGAAAGGACACATTTGGCAATCGTTATTGCAACGGCTAGTAATATTTAATGCTGGCTTAACCATTTAAGTAGGGTTTACTGTCTCTTATAAAGGCATTGGTGTAATCATCTGTCCCCATTCCAAACTTGTTGGGATATTCTCTGACACAATACTTGCTTCTGCCGTCCTGCATGTGGTCTGTCCAGATAAATGGGTATAAATAGCCATTAACCAGCCCTTTTTCCTTAAATTTCCATTGATATTCAGACAGTCCCATCAGTCCTTCACCCTCATAGCCATCAAAATCGCTTCTTCTAATCAGGAAGTTGCCTCCAATATGCGGGCGTTCCCATATCTTAATGCCGTTGTATTCGGTTATCTTCGGTTGGACTCCTGCCATTTCTTCGTCTCGGAAGTGGAATCCTCCGATATACCCGAAATGGTGTGCATCGTGAGCTTCTACGAGCCTCTCTATGAGTTCTGGCGGGCAAAGCATATCATCATCTATCTTGCCCACTAATTCAGCGTCTGAGGCTAAGAATACGCGCGAGGTTATCTTGGCCAAACTCTCTTTGTCTCTATTTTCAAATACCGTCAGCTTGAAATCTTTGAATGTTTGTTTACCTAAGGCCTCCAAGCAAATCTTCTCATAAATCGGCCGGCCGCTAGTAATGACTAATATTTCTACTTTTGCAGGCATACTTGTAATATTTTATGTTGTCCTCTTTCTCCAACACTCACACTAACTGGCTTGAATAATGGATAACCCATTTCTTTAGCGTATGGGTTGTCATAGAAATTAACAAAGGTGTGACGGCTGAAGAAACGGGTGTGTTCTATGCTTTCATAGGCCATTTCACTGTCTTTATGCGGAACTTCTATGTAAACTGTTCCGCCTGGCTTCAAAACCCTCCATATCTCGTTCATTACGAAGATAAAATCTTCATTCAGTTGGATGTGTTCGAGCGTGTGTTCGCAGTTTATCTCGTCAAACTTGTCGTCATCAAAGGGCAGGCCTTTTCTAATGTCTCTCACCACATCTGGGTTGAACTCTTTAATGTAGTCCAGCCCGATCACCCCCTCTTCGTGTTTGAATCCTGGACCCGAACCAATTACTAGTCGCATTCTTTATAACTTAATTTTAATTCCTTCAATAAATCTCTCACTCTGTGCCGATAGGTGTGGTGTTTCCGCACTTTCTCGCGGGCTTTGGCCAGTCTTTCAATTCCCTTGCTCCGGTCGTGGTTGTATTCTTTAATTAGGGCTTGGAATTCCTCTTTAGTCTTGCCGATTAAGAGTTCTCCTTCCTCAAAAAACTTATCCATCTGCGGTATGTAATCAGTTACCAGCGTTCCTCCGCATCCTAAGACATTCCAAAACCTCTCGTTTATCATCATTCCCGGCTTGTCGGCTATCCTTGAGGGCAGGGTTGAAACTATGTTCTTCTGGAAATCTCCGTGTATATTCGGACAGACGTTGGCTCCCCGGTAGATAGCGAATAAGTCTTTAGGTTCTGTACCTTTAATCTGGGTTACTCCCAGTCCACTCAGCCAGCCTTCGTCTCTTAACTGGTATTGGTTGCCCGCCCAGACTATATCTCCGCGCCTGTCGCCGGAATTTTGGTCATCCATCAAATCTGAATAAGCATGTGGCATGAAGAATGTCTTGAATCCTTCCAATAATTCTCCCTCCCACATAGTTACTAAGATATGGGCATTGATAGCGTGCGGATCTGGATAAACATGCTTGATGAAATGTCCTAATAAAACTATCTTTCTGGCGTCCGTCCAGTTGTAGTTCGGCATGCCGGTCCATTCTGACTGGACAATGATATAGTCGCAGTCTCCCCATTCTCCCGTTAAGGATATCAGTTCAGCTTCATGTCCGTGCCATCTCAAGGCTTGGGCGATGTTATCCAACCAAACTGTCCCGCCGTTTATCACTCCGTTTTTCTTTCCGTCGGAATAGTCATGGTCGCAGACTGGCAGTTTGAATTTCATTTTCCAAATAAACAATGTTTAGGTAATTTAGCGACCATCTCTTCTACGCATTTCTCGCAACTGTATGAGGGCAGATATTCTTTGGCTATTTGTTTCCCACAATGCTGGCAGTAATGAGGCTTTTTATAATCTTCTAGCACTTCTTTTAAGTGGGCTATCTCTTGTTCCCTTTCTTTGATTTGATTTTTTATCTTTTCTATCATATGAGTTTCTTTATTTCTTTAACTGTGTATTGAGGCACTTGGTTGGAATAGGTTATGCCGTCCATAGTTTCATGCAGGTTCTCTCCGCCACGGTTGCCGATTATCTCCACCTTCACCCGTCCGTATTTCTCCATCATGGCTTCTAATAAGTCTCCCATCCGCATAGCTTTCATCTTGGGGATATATGGAGTGGCATCTTTGGCTTTCCTGATGCAACTGAATATGAGTTTAATCGCGTCGTCCCTGGTCCAGAAGAATCTAGTCATGTTTGGTTCGGTTATCTTCACGCCTCTTCGCTGTTGCATGGCTTCCTTCCACTTGCACAACACTGAACCGGTTGAATAAAGGACATTGCCGTATCTAACGGTGCGGTATTTGGTATCAGGATTGATGGTTTCCGCTTCCTGCATCAGCCTTTCGCATAGGAACTTAGTCGCTCCATATACTCCTTTCACTTGCGCGGCTTTATCTGTACTTATAAATAAAAATAACTTGGGCTTTTGGTTGAGTGATTCCAGTAATAAATTGAATGTGCCGATGATGTTCGTGTTAATGGCGGTGAATACCTGCTGCTCCGCGATGTCCACTCCTTTCATAGCTGCCAGGTGATAGACCTCTCTTACTCCCCGCATGGCTTTCTTGGCTATCCACTCATCGGCTACGTCTCCGGTTAATGTTTCTATCTTGGGGAACTTCTGTTTGAGTTTCACCAGCAGGCCTTCGTTCCTGGCCACGACTCTTATCTTCTTGGGATATAGATTCTCTATTAACTTTTCCCCTAAAAATCCGCTGCCGCCTGTTATTAGAATCATATTAATAGGCTGTTTTAATTGTTCCCATATAAACAGGATCTAATTCTTGCATATAGAGAGCGTATCTGATCTCATCAAGCGCATGGTCGTTCTCCTTAATCGGTATTTCGGCCTCATTCTTTTCTGCTTTCTTTTCTGGATATGAGTATGTTTCCAGTTCCCAAATAAGGTTCTTGCATTCAGGGTGAATGTGGATTCTGTTTTGTTTGAATAACTCTTGTATCTTGGAAATGCCAGCTTCTATTTCTTTGCTTACATCTCTCACGTTGAGTCCGGCTTTCCTCGCTTCTTCCAGTCTGTCTGGTTCTGCGGGATCTGGATATACTTCGCTGGCTCTGGTTATTTGCGCCCATTGGATTATCTGTTCTGTGCTTTGCTGTGTCTTATAAAACTCCATGTCTATCCAGTAATGTCTGTCATTATCTATCCTGATTCTGTGGACACTGGCCGGATTAGTCCAGCCCCAGTCTATTCCGCAGATAGTCTTAACTACTTGATTGGGCTGTTTATCGGTGACATGTTTATCCCTGTCAAAATATTTATACACAAGTCCTTCTGTCTTTTTAAAATTAGCGTTGTATTCTTGTTCAAATCTGTTTTCTGGGAGTTCTGCTTTAGCTTTCTCTAATTCTTCTACGGGGAGGTATGGATTGTCGTAGCTGGTATAATGAAATGATTTAAAATCTGTATCTTGTAAATTATATAAATCGTAGAAATGGTTGAATCCTTTAGGTGTTGAGATAAACATCACTTGGCCTTTCTTGTCGGTGAGTGTCGGCCTGATTACTTCCTGCCAGTTAATCCAAAAGTTCTTCATCATCGCTATCTCATCTATCACAATGAAATCAAATGCCTGGCCTCTTAGTGTTTCAATCGCTTCCCAGCCTCGTAACTGTATTAAGCTCTCTGTGTTTTTTAAGTTTCTGACTGTGAGTTCCAGCCGGGATTCATTTATCTTCTTGATGATGGGCTTCAGTTCTTTGACTAACATCTGCCAGGCGATGTCTCTGGCTTGCTGATAGGTAGGAGCTACGTAACAGATCCGTGATTCTTTGGCGAGGGCGATTCCTTTTATTTCTTCAATGGCGAGTGTGGTTTTCCCCCAGCGTCTTCCGCAACATAATACTCTGAACCTATGAGTATCACTGGCTATCTCCGCTTGTGTCGGATGCAATTCCATTTTTGTTGAGTATTTCTTTGGCCACTTGAATTATGATTGCGCCTCCTTCTTCACCTGTAATCTGGGTTGGTAGTCCTTTATCTATAATCTTTGGAAGTATCTTCTCTATCATTCTTTCTTTGGCTTTCTCATCGTCTCCTTCCATTACCTTTATGACATACTGACACATCAGAGGAGTCATCTCTGCTATGTATCTTTTGATATTCAGTTCTTCGTAAAATCCTTTGCGTCCCATTTTTGCTTTTAAATTCTGTTAATGGCTTATTTAAGCGTTTTTTCTTTAATGCTGATAATATTTTCAGGTGGTTGAGAGTATCTGGGTCTATGATTTCATTCATCTTAAACATGGACTTTAATATCTGCGCTGCTAATTGGTTTTACTTCTACTACCCAGTTTTTAGGAATGGCCGTGAGTTCTCCATATTCATCATCCCCGTTAAAAGAACTGGATAGGACTAAATAATATTTGTCTGTGTAAACTTCCCAGCCGATGCTCTTGCATAATTCAGTGTGTTTTTCATCTACCCATTTTTTTATATCTTCGGTGTTCTTCCAGCTACTGTCGGAGAAAGCATCTCGCCAGAAAACCTCGATGTATTTCATTGGTTTGTTTTAAAGGGTTTCCGGTCTTTGAATTCTTCTTGTTTCCCCTTGTTCCATTGTTCTACTGGTCTTATGTAGCCCACTACTCTTGAATAGACCTCGGTTTTAAATTGCATGGCTTCCCAGCAGGGACGGCAGATAATTACCACGTCATCTTTTTCAGTGATGCCGTGATTGCATTTGGGACATTTGGTTATTTCTTTTAAATTATCCATGCAAGTATTAAGAGTAGTATCGCGATTACGATTAAAAGTGATATTGGGTTGTTAAAATTGTTGTAATAATTGTCGCTGAAATAAGCGATGATGTGCGGGAGATAAATGACTACGAAATAGATGATGCCCGCGAATACAACCAGTGGCAAGAGATATTTGAGTGCCAGAAATAATGTGCCGAGTAGGGTTAGATTGGTTCCGACATCGAATGTCATCTGTGGATAACTCACACTTGACAGAACATTAAGCATATGCTATACTGTCCTTACAGGGTGAAAATTAACTATTAAAAAACACCTATGTACAAACAAATCCTCGTAAAAGTCGCTTATGTCGCCCTTGCCGTCACTATCTGCGCTAGCTGGGCGTATGCAGGAGTCATCTACCATAGTTTGCAACATTCTTTTTAAACAACCGTATAGTGGTTTCAGCGAAAGCTGATACTGGGATACTGGCTGTTCAAGAGGAATTTCATAAAATAGATAACGGTGGCGGGGAGGGAGACCTCCCCCATATCCGTACAATCAAACGGATTGCTGAAAAATATGATATTGACTGGAAAATGTTATATGCTGTTTGTAAGGTAGAATCAAACTGTAATGCGGATCGAGTAGGCGATTCAGGCAAGAGTTACGGTGCGTTTCAGATTTATCTGCCAGCGCACCCTGATATTACTGAGTCACAGGCTAATGATTTTGAGTGGGCTGCGGAATGGACAGTGAAACACGGTTTAAAATTCAGAGATAACCCTGAATTATTTTACAAAAACCATAATGGTATGAATAAGTCTAACCAATGGTATGTTGATAGGTGTGTAGCGGCTTATAAATCTATTTAAATAATAGTATGATTTTCAGAAGCTGTCAAGGAAGCATTGGATAAGCCATAAAAGCATAGTTATCCACAGAGAAGCCCCGTTTTTTAGCGGGGCTTTTAGTTATTTCAGATCGAAATACTGGATGTAATAAGCGATTAGGCTATCGGCAGAAAGAAAAAGGTCTCCTTCCTTTTCATTCCTGAACTCAATAAAGCCTATCGACTGGTGGTCATGTCCATAAACTTTGAAGTAATTTTTATCTTTAGTTGCTTCAATATAAAGATGCATAACCACCTCCTTTGTGGTGATTTTAAGTGGTGAAATGGACGACAGATAGCCTGTTTAAGCTATCTGTATCCATTTGATTAGAAGAAAAACAGCAGATAAAACAAGAAGTTAGATATGGACAGTAAATTCGTAGTCCGACGCTCTATCCAGCTGAGCTATGGGCGCATTGTCTATTTTCAATAAGTTGTGGCATTTACTATTTTTTCAAGTGGTGACTGTAAGTGGTGAGAGCTTTTCCACTGCCTCCACAAGTGAAGTCTTAATGCTCCTTAAATAAATGTCCGTGGTGCTGGCTCGTGAATGTCCCAAGAGATGTTGAATGTCCGTAATTGGGATGTTTCCATCAGCCAGCCGTGAAGCTCCCAAATGCCTTAAACAATGGAAACTAAAGTATGTTACTTTAGCATTTTTGCACAAAGTCCGCAAGAACTTGGAGCGATAACCATATGGCTGCCCTTTGTTGTGAAATACATATTCAGTGTATTTCGGCACACTCTTTAGTGTATTTTTTAACACTACGTTTAAGGGTATCCTCCTTTCGGTTAAGTTTGAGTTCTTTGCTTTCCTGGTCCTAAGTATCAGATAATCGTCAGTCACATCAGACCATTTGAGATTGTTAATTTCACTTACTCTGGCCATAGTGTTAATCAGGACCAATAAGTAATTACGCTGTTCTTCAGTTGCTAACTGCAAAACCTTAACCACATCTTCAATCGGCGGGATGTATCTTTGCTTCGGTTGTGTCGGAAACAAGTCTATCCCAACGGCCGGATTATCAGTTATCAGTTGGCGTCTTACTCCATAACCGAAGAGAGCCTTGATTAACCGCAACCTCTTATTGGCAGTTTGCGTGTTTTTTTGCGCGATTCTTGCGCAATAATCTTCCACGTCATCACGGGTGATTTCTTTCTTGTCAGACCATAATGAGATTAAGTTGTCAAAGAGCGCCTTATTTTCCTTGAAATGTTTACGGGTTCTCCTCAACTCCAGGTCTTCCAGCCTCTTCTCGCAAAGACTTATAAAACCCATATTTGTCTTTTTTAATTTTTCCAGGGTTTTGGCCTTTGATATTTCGGCTTCCCGTTTGGTCTTGAATCCTCCCCGGCGGTGTCTCACTCCGCCCTTCCAAAAGTCGAACATCCATTTGCCTCCGTGCTTGTAAATTCCCATCTATCACCTCCTTTAATTTGGTTTCAAAAGTTTCTTTGGGAAAGCGAATGAGCTTTCCGAACCTGACTCCGCCGAACATTTCGGCATTTTTATATATAAACCATTTACTTGAGCGTAATATCTTTGCGACTTCTTCAACCGTCAAAAGCTCTATCATAACTCCTCCTTTCGGGGCGTTCCCCAAACCCGCCGCGGTTGCGACGGGAAGGGGAACTATTTAAACCGCCCTTTAAAAGCTGGCCTTCAAAGCCATCTTATAGGCCAACTCCCATCTCCGCCACATGGCCTTTCCCGTCACTGATAGCTATCCGTCCTTAAGGACAGAGGGATTTCTACCCCTTGACCTTGGGTATTAGCGGAGACCGTTTGCGAAGGTTCAGAGTCCTCCGGCTGGCGGCAGGGCTTCAACTCAAACCACTTAAATGTTAACTTCGTCTTCATTGGTTTACAGTTGTTAACTATTTCTTTCTTCTTCACATAGGGAGCCAGGTTTGTCTTGGCTATTCCTTCAGCGTCCGGTGTGCGGTAAGCACAATAATGTTTCTCGGCAAACTGGATGTCTTCGAGTTTTAGCTGCCGGAACTCCCTGTAAAGCTGGACTGCTTCCCGGTAACCGCACCTGAAAGTGATGAGCGTTCCGACATTCGAGAGGATGGTATGCACCAGCTTGTCGTTTAACCCGGAGAAATCTGTGGTGGCCAGGATGGCAGAGATGTTGTACTTCCTGCCCTCCCTGAGAACCGAAAAGGTGTTCTGGTTAACAAAGTTATGGCACTCGTCAATGTAGAGTACGAGTGGCTGGTGCTTGTCTTTCTTCGTATACCGGAAGTAGGTTTTTATCTGCTGGGTGATGAGCGTGCCGATGAATATCATCTTATCTTCATTCATCCCGTGGCAGTCCATGATGAAGGTGCGTTTATTTGTAATGACATCGTTCCAGTCTATCGGCGGAAGTTCGCAGAGCATCTGGTGCATCCTTTCGTCCTGGATAAACAGGTTGATTCTGTCAATGAGTGACTGGCGTGTTTCGTGGTTAACCTTCATGGAGTTCAAATAATCAACCACTAAGTCCAGACGCTTGCGGTTATTTCGGACACAGAAGACTATGGCATCCCTCAAAATACTTCTCATCCTGACGGTTAAGAGCACGTTTTCAGTCAATAACTCTATTACCTGATTGATACTCTCAATGAGGATGTCGCAGATATCATTGGCGTCATAGGGAAGCATGAGCGGGTTAATGCCTATCGGACTGGTTAAGGAACTATACACCGCGTTCTTGCTCATCGAGTAGGCTTCCCGTGCAAAGCTATTAGACGGATCAATAAGAATCTTGCCTACCGGCAGCAGACAATCCTGATACCAGAACGATTTTAGTATGTTTGTCTTCCCGCCCCCGGTCGAACCGTCAACGAACACATGTCGGTTGCGGTCGTTAGCCTTGATGTAGACCGGGGTAAAGTCTTCAGTCCTCCCTATCCTGAGCGGTGCTATCACCTTCCACCTCCTTCATCATTTGTTTTAAAGTGAGTTCAGCTGTCTTAAACTCCACTTCCATGGTCTTGGTTTTCCACACTTCCTGCTGGACCTTTTGGTTTCCTATGTATTCGTTATAGTTCATCTGGTTCCTTTCATATTCCATCCGCCTCAATACCAGTTCGCAGCGCTGGCTGAAAGTCATCAGTTCAATCATGGCGCTCATGGTGCTGTTGACCGCCCGCTGGTGGCTTTCGGCAATCTTGGCCTTCTGTTCATTCATCTCAACCAGATAGTTCATGCGACCACGATTAATTAATCTTTTAATAAAATTGTCATTGGGAGTTATAACCGGCAGAGCTGGCAATAAATCTCCCATCATGGGTATCATCGGCACGGGAGCCTCTGGTTTTATCAAGTCGTTCATTGCTTTCCTCCTTTCATAAACTGCGCCCACATTTCCATTTGCTGTTTTTGTTGTTGTTCACGGATAAGCTGGTCGTGGTATTCCTGGCGTCCGATATACTTTCCGATAAACATCCCTAATACAAAACTGGCTCCTATGGCTATAATTTCCCATTCCATTAGAATGTCTCCTTTCTTGGTCCAAATCTTTCATGGTTGTCGTTGCAAGCCATTGAATTTTGGCAGTCCACTTCCCTGATAGTTTCTTTTTCGACAATAAACGGCTTGTCAACATAGACGATCACCGGTTTTTCGACAATAACCGCCTTTTCGATGGTGTGGACTTCCTTGACTGGTTCTTTGGTTTTATCCCTTGTGTCCTTGACGTAATAAAAGACAGAGACACAGAGGATGAAGAGAATTACCCAAGTTAAATCTAAAAAGTTTTTCATTTAGCCTCCAATATGTCATCAAGGGTTAACGCGTTTTCAAATAACGGCTGTTGTCCGGTGGTTACGATTGCGAAGCTGGGTATCTCGTAGCCGAACAACTGGGTTAAGTAGCTGGTGGCCTCCGGCCAGTTCTGCCAGGCAGTGAGTTTCTGTTTGAAATACTCGGCTGTCTCGTTGTGGATAACTTCCAGAATGAAACACAATCCCTGGTTTTCTTTAGTTATGAGAACTAAAGCATCTGGGCGGAGGCCTATTGTGGGGACAGAATGCTCCCTGAAAATTACAGCTTCGTGCTTAGTGAGGATTTTAACTAAAGACTGGGTTAAAAGACGGGAGTGTTGCTTGTGTTCGCCACGGTAACCGGGAACACAGTAGAAGTCCTGGCGTTTTTCTAAGTTGCCGAGAGCGACTTCTTTGTTGAGGTGCTTCTGGGCTTGGATGCGGGCGGAGTGTAAATCCTTATACTTGCCCTGAGAAAAATAGATTTGTCCAACGTCTAAGGCGGTGAAGACTTGCAGACTGACTAGCACAGACATAGAACCTCCTTCGTTCTATCTCCGTGTCTAGTCGGAGTTTAAATGTTAGCTACCCCCCCGACCCTCTGGCCAGAGAAATCGGGGGGTGTACTCCAGCTGTTATCATGGCTAGACAACATCTGGCCTCTCCTAAAAAGTATTTTTATTTTATCAAATGGATAGAAAAAGTCAAATGAATTTTGGCTTGTTTATTGGATTATTTGGACTAACCAGAAAAGTTTTTAAAAAACAAGGGGTTATGCAATGGTTACAGGCTCATTTCCAATTAATACCACATACAAATTAATAAAAAACAGAATTCTACCAACACCTATCCCGACTATCAGAGACTACCACACCCTGCCCATCCATCCATAACTTGCCAGCCTTAGTGAAGGCGAGCGCGGAGGGCTTTGCCCGACGCGCAGAGAAAGACTTTGACGAGACCGTATAATATCCCCGAAGGGGGACGGTCGAAGTCAATGTGGAGCGAGCGAAGCGAGAGATACCTATTTACCCCAAAATTTCTTAAAAAAATCTTCCCTGAAAAGCACGTATCCAACCATTAAAGTAGTTGCTGTCGTAATGATAAAAATATAATAATTCTGTTCTTTAACTAATAATGCCACTCCAACAAACTGCATGATAATTGAATAAATGCCAAAAAGCATTACATCCATCGGCCTTCTTCTGACAAATGCCTCAATGTCCCTGTCCTGTCCTAATTGCATTGTTCCCTCCTAAGATTATAGAGTTTCCCTGTCTTCAAAAAGTCAGTATAAGTATTGGCTAACACCCTGTTAGGTTTATGCCGGAGTAATTTTCCAACAACTTTAAATAAATAGTCAAGCCTGTTTTTCTCCAGGCGTTTAATATTGTCGCTGTGCGCCATAAAGAATATCACCCTGAATTGTCCTGGTCCTGAATAATATTTAGTCAGTTTCTCTTCCAACTCGGTTGTCTCATATCCTGAATCAAACTCAAAGAATACGTTTCCAGAGAACAGCTTAAGCATAGCGTCAGCCGGAGGATCGATATTAAGAAAATCAGTCCAGTCCTGGTTATTGATGTTTAAGTATTTGGCTACGCAGTTTCGGAGCCGTCTATCGTGCCAGTAATTAGTGTAAGGCAAGCCATTCCTCCTGGAATGGTGAATAGTATAAGCAACATCACCACCAGTGTTGCGGATTTTTCGGAGAGCCTTATCCTTGTTGGCTGTCTTAATCATGTCATCCAAGACCTTCTGCCACTTGTCGTAAAGTTTTGGATTGAAATCGCCATCCAGAAGATAGCTCACATTGTCGGGCGTGGCCCATTCCATGGCTTTGATGAATTGTCTAATCTGCTGTCTCTTCATGGTTTGCGAGGGGGGAGGAATTTCGAGCGGAAGGCGAGCAAGGCACGTTTATTTTTATCTTTTTTATCTTATCCTAAACGGGTCTTGCTCGGCTTCCAGCGTGAGCGTGGAAACGCCGAAATTCCGAACCCCCGAGCTTATTTTTAAGAATTTTTTTTCGGAAGAACTAAGGGGTAGAGAGCCTTACTCTACCCCGCTCGTAGGCACCCTATTTTTCTTTCTGTTCCTTTGTAACGATGTACATGGTATGGGTTGGCTGTCCTGCGCTCACTGCTTTGTTCTCATAGATCATAACAGCGATTTTGCCGGCCACTCCCAAGTCCAGTTGCCCTTGCAGATACTTCTTACCTTTTCCGTCTTCTCTTGTCCAAAGCGATGTCAGTTTAATAAACGGCATGTCTCCTCCTTTCCTCTGTGCGTTCAAATTTGCCCCGTGGTGATGTTTTCGGGGCTGGTTAATACTCTGATGTGTCTGGTGGTTCCTGGCTCATCTCAAAGAGCCATTTTTCGATGATTTCGTTCACCAGCCTGGTCATGGGGATTTTGTTGACTTTGGCAAACTGATAAAGAACAGGGATTAACTCTTCTTTGATTTTGGGTGAGTACATGGTTCACCTCCTCTTGGGGCTGGAGCGGAAGGCTCCAGTACCCTAGTTAAGGTGAAAAGAGCTTAGACTAATTTGAGGATTTGCTGGGTTTGCTTATATATTTGCGGTGTTGTTGAAAGTTGCGGTTCGTCAATGAGTTTCCATTCTTCGAGGCCGTTTACGCCTTTGCGCTTTTCAAACTTGAATCCTTGTTTTTTTAAATCGAATATCCGTGCGCCGTATCTCCAGCAGATTTCATGCAACTCTTCGGCGTTTGTCCACTCTTTGTCATAAAAGAGATTGAGGATTTTTTCTTTCTGGCTCATAGTTCTTTATTAAGAAGTTTTCTTAATTCTTCCAGTTCCTGGTCGTTTTCATTGTTCATGGTTTTTTCGACAATCTGAAACTGGGTGATTTTTTTGAGGGCTTTTTTGAGTTCGCTTGCTGGGCAAGCGATTGAGAAAGAATACATAGATTTGTCCACGGGGGAGAACAAGGCAAGCAGTCAGAATGTCTTGTCCTCTATTCCCCACCGTGGGACTGCTTTAGTTTTTAAAAATCTCTGGACGCTCCATAGCGTCATTTTCTTCTTGCTCTTGAAACTTCTGGTAATTCTGCCACTCGTAATCAGTTCCGATGAATAGCTGGTTGCCTTCATCGTCATAGCCTCCTTCGGCCAGTCCGGCTCTCTCGGCAAGTTCTTTATTTATTTCTTCTATTGTTTTCATATAATCACCTCCGATCTAGTGTCTTCATAATACACCCTGTCAATTATCTGTCAAGCGTCAAAGTGTGGATAACTTTCTGATACCATTCTGCGGTGATTGGCTCGAATTTTTGGCTGTCTCTTTTAAGTCTGTCATAAGTCGCTTTGCCTTTAGTTCTCTTTACAAACTCCGAAAAGATTAAAGGATTGTCGTGGGCGAACATGTGGCACTTGGCACATAAACAGAAAGCGTTGTTCGGATCGTAACGGAGCTTGAGACAGCCTCTGGTGATGATGTGGGCGGTTTGGAGTTGCACGCCGTTTTTGCGGTGGCACATTTCACACTTGCCTTTGCTTCTTATAAGGTCTGAAAAAATCTTGTCAGCTTTATTGCGGAGATAAGTTTTGGATGGCTTTTTTATAGGTTTATAATTTTGTAATAACCGCTTCCTTTTCTCAAGGATAATGCCCTTAAAGCGTTATAAGTTACACCGTTTTCTTCAAGGGTTTTTTCCCAGAAGTGCGTGTGTCCTGAATAAACGAATTTTACCTGGTATTTTTCAAAGACTTCTTTTAAAGGACTCGTGCAGAATTGTCCGGCTTCGTTGAAAATCGGGATGTGCATGGAAACGAGGATTTTCCGGTCTGTGTTAAGGGTGTTTTTTAGCCAGTCCATTTGAGCCTCGTCTATGGTTCCGCAAGCCAGGCTCTCCGGGCTGGTGTAAAGAACCACTATCCGCCAGTTTTCAATGTCCCTGTAATAGTATGATTCGCTGGAGAATACGGCAAATGATTTCGGGCCATCATGGTTTCCTCTCGTGAACATGGCGTTTGGTATCAATTTTTTGACTTTCTTGGCGTATTTGGTTTCGCTTTTATTGGTGTTGTCTCCCAGGGTTAGGATATAGTCAGGTTTTTCTTTGACGAGTTTTTTGAGGAACTTTGTGTACTTGTTGGGATAAATGACATTTAGCTCGGTCATTTTACGCTTCTTCTGGCCGCCAGCGTGAATATCCGTAACTATCCCCAGGCTGAAAGCATTGGCAAATAAAGGCAGGAATAGTCCGAGGATTAAGACTGGTACTATTTTTTTCATATTATTTGTCCCTTAAAAATTGTTTAATTATTTCGTAGTTGCGATACATTTTTTCTTGCATGATGTCGTAGTAGGTTTCTTGTTCGCCGATTGCTCCCGATTCTTTCCAGTCAAAGTAGAGCAAAGATCTCCACTTCTGGCTCCAACGGCGTTTGTCCCTGCCTTTGATTTTGGTGTCGCCTTGGGTTACTTCAATGGGGCTGGTGATTCTGGCCTTATAAGAAATGTCAAAGGTTCCGTCTTGGTTGTCTTTCTTGCTGACTTCGTAGCAGTCAAGTTCGGCGTTTATCTTGAAAGACTTAGCAGTGTCAATCTTGCCGTTTAATTCCGCGCCTCCGGTTATTTTTAAGATGTGAGAATTGATGTCCATTAAAAGGGGTAGTCAAATTTATTACCTTCCTCCTCGGCTGGTTCCGGTGTGCCTTGGTATCCCTGCGGGAGTTTGTCTTCAATCTCACAGGAGAAAAACTTTTCACCAGATTTTTTGGATTCCTTTAACCAGCAGGCTCCGATTTTTACGAATCCTTCCCCCAGGATTCGGTAATCTGGTTCTTTGGGATTCTTTTTTGTCTTGTTTTTGAAAATTGTGAATTTCATATAAATGGTTGGTCTAATTGATTATGAAAATAGTCGCGCCATTCTTCCCACTTGGCCTTGATGATTTTTTCTTTGTCTGGGTTAGTGGCCAGCTCTGGGTAGAAGGTGGTTACGATTAGGGTTGCGTCTCTGGCTGCGCTGGCCATGCGGATTGAATCTTCTTTGGCTTTCTGGCTGGCGCGGATTTGCGACCCCTTGTAGTCCATTGTGACTTTGATGTCCTTTGGAGGCTGGGGCGTAAACATTTGTTGCATAAGATTTTATTAGGTGGGTTATATTACTAATACTACTATAACTATATTTTCTGTCAAGTGGATAACTTATTTCTGCAACATACCAAGGAAATAACGGAAGTCTCTTTTCTCTTGCTGGGCTACTTTGAATTTCTCATAAATCTTATGGCGTTCAAACCTGTAAGGAATCCAGTAGCAGTTAGTTTTAAAATACGCGGTCATTTCTTTGCTCAATTCGTGATACCAAGTTGAATCTTTTTTTGACGGTTCAAAATGGCGCTTTCTCAAATTGTCTTTTATGAGTTGCATATTTGTCTAATATGATTATCTTGTTTTCTGGTTTCATTGAGTATTCTAAAATCTTTGCGTCTAATATTTCTTCGAGGATTGCCGCGATGCTTTTTTTTCCTTTTTGTTTTCGCAGCCAGGAAAGATGATCTGATTTTATTCTGACTAGCTTTGTATATTTTGTATTTTTCCAGTAATTCTTCATTTGTTTCTAACATAGAGTATACTAGTTAACTATATCCCCTTTCTTTTATGTCCACTTCTCTGAAAATGTCTCTCCCTGCCCTCAAGAATATGTCTTGAGTCATGGCTTGGGTTCCGTTGTCTCTCGGTGAGCTTTTTCGTCGAAGAGTTGCTAAAGAAAGGGTAAAGAAACTATTTAAAAAAACGAGCGCGTCATTTTTTTTCTTGTTTCTCTAAAACAAAAAACACCTGCTATTAGCTGACGGCAAACAGGTTCACGTTCAATAAACCATGTGCTTGGCAATGCCTCGCACCGCCAGCTAATAAAAGATGTTTTTCAGAACGTGTGTTTGTTTGCATTTTTTTATTTCAAAATTCTATCTTCATTATAAGGCATTTCTAAAAACTGTCAAGCCCGCCTATTCAAGCCATAATTCGGAGTTATCCACAGCACTCTTTGACTATTTCTTTGATGGGATAGTTTTCTGCGTAGAGTTTAGAATAGTGTTCCCTAAAATAATCACGCTTGTAAGCTCGCCTTGTGCGCTCATAGCAGGCGCTGCACATCCCCTTGGCGTAGTGGGGTTTTTTCTTGCCGCAGGCCACGCATTTGTATTTGATGAGGAATCCCCGCTTGGTATATTGTTTTCGGTAAGTATTAGTCATGTGGCCATTGTATATCATCCACAAGACTTGTCAAGGGGACTAAAAGAGGGGCTTATTTTGTAACTATAAAACACTAATTATTGTTCTTAATATTGTGGCCATTCCCCTTCTTTTAGATCGAAGCATGCTCCTCATTCTTCTTTCTATAAAACCCTTTAGCGAATTACAGTTAATACAACAGGGGACTATATTTATAGCCATATATCCTTTAGAACTATCAATTCTGTCAATGCCAATCCTATTAGTCATATCTTTTTTACAGTAATAACATGGTTTTCCAAAAAAAGAAGAAAATTCTTCTAAGGTGATGCAGAAATCTATATTTCTTTTTTGTGCATCTTTTTTATACTGATAATATCTAGCGATTGGACGCACCTTATGATATTCTCTATCACATGCTTTACACCTTGGCATACGACCATCTGAACTCGCCCTTCTTATGCAGAACTCAGATAGTGGTTTTAATTCTTTACAAATAGAACACACTTTCTCCATAAATATGGGGCAAATATGGTGTATCTGTCGTTCAAATAGATACACCATATTTACCTTGAACGACTTATTAAATCCATTCTAAGAAAACAATAATAATTATTCCCTTAGAGAGGACTTATTAATGGCCTCTCTTTAAGTCCGATTATTAAAATCTGCGACTTCTTTAATCAAAGCATTTTTTGCGAACCTCTTTGGATAATCCGTTTAAGAAAGCAATCACTACCGGAACCCAGATATAACTTTCGCCGGACAGGTAAACGATCACCAGTCCGATAAATCCATATAGAGTGTTCCAGTAAAATCTAGTGGCGGTGTCGCTTAGGAGAAACGCTTTTATTTTTTCCATAGTTTTGAAATTATTAACCCTGCTAATGTTGATATTGATTGTTCGCCCTCGTATTCTTCGACCTTTTTTTTGAGAGCGGCGTTTTTTTCAGTTAAGACATTGATGACTTCTTTTTGGTTCTCAATGGTCTCGGTTAGCTTGGGAACGATTCCCTCGCACGCTTGGAGGTCGGCATTGAGTTCCATGTTTTCGAGTTTAAGCTCTTCGCATTTTTTGCACATAAAGATACGATAAGAAATTATTTTGTAAGTGTTAAGTTCCCAGTCCGGCTTGAGGTCAAGCGGATCAACCCGCATAAACTTGTTCGGGTCATAAAGAAAGAAATGCTGCGGGACGCCGACTTTCTTGTAGTGGTCGGTTTCACAGATGCACACAACTTCTGGCGGGGTGATGGTTTTCTCGTAAGTCATGCCCAGAACAGAAGCGGCCTTAGAGCCGACTATGTCGCAGCCGTTGGCGTAAACTCCTTTTTTAATGAAAAGTTCGTTTAAGACGAGCGGGTCTTCGCCGGCAAGATTAGCAATAGAAGTAAGATAGCATCCGTTTTCCCTGATAGTTGTGTTGCAGGTTCCTAATTTTTGCGGATAAGACTTTTGTGAATAAAACATAACATTGAATTGTTAATCTGTCAAACTGATTATCTTGTCTCCGTAAGCGATTTTGTATTTCACAATCTCGCGCGGAGTGACTTTAAAAAAATCCGATTCCTTGTCCTTGATGATGGTGGTGAAGCCGAGTTGCCAGTTGGGTTTCTGGCAGTATTTTGGGTTAAGGTCGCACAAACAGAAATTCTCAAAGGCGGCGATGGTTCCGTTATAGGTTCTTTTATAGGACACTCCGCCCCTATGGGTGTGGCCCTGGATTAAACTCATGCCGATCCGCTCTAACAGGTTCTTGGCGGTGTAACCTGAATGCTGGGTGCATTTGTCAAAGTGTCCGATTAAGAGTTTGCCGTACTGGTAGTAGTTTTCTTTGAGGTGGTTGTTAACGGGTTTGATTTTAAACTGGTTAAGCAGGAGTTGCTCTTCCAGAGTGAGGCCGTCCAGTCCATATAGCTCGCGGGCGTGATTGGAGATATATGTTTCCAGCCGGAACTCGTGGTTGCCGAAGATATAAATTATTTCAGCGTCTGGAGCGATGTATCTCAGGTCATAAAGGAACTTGCGGGTCTCCATTATCTCGTCAACCAAGTGGATATCCAGATAGAGCGGTTTCACAAACTTAGAAATTTCCCAGCAATCAATCAAGTCTCCGTTTATGAATATCTTGTTCGGTTCAAACTGCTCAATAAATTTGAGAATCAGCTTGAGCGCTTTCTTGTCCTGGAAGGGCAGGTGCAAGTCCGAAATGCACACGCTCTTTTCTATTTTCATTTTTATTTAAAAATTGGCTTATAAATTCTTTGGCCTGCCGGGCGCATTTAAAACCCTGGAGCATTGTATCTCCGTTAGTAATTTCAAAGTTTGGTCGGGGATAGGTTTTCCCGTAACGGTAATAACCTATGAAATTTACCCTGTACATTTAGTTTTCGCACCAGGTTGTTTCTGATCCTTTTTGGATGCAATACTTGCCGTCCTTTTCAACTAGCTGGGTTCTCCAGCCAGCTTCGGCAAGCTCATCGTAGGTGGCCTCTCTAAGCTCAGATTCTGCGTTCTGCGGGGGCTTTGTGCCTCCCTGAGGGGTTCGATACCACTCGCGGGGTTCAATGCCCAAAACGGCCTTTGTGCAGAACCAGAACATTACCAGAACAGCCAGAAGAATCCCAAAAAGAATTGACAGAAACTTCTTGTCCGATTTGCTAATAAGCAGTAGTTAATTGTTAGCCAGGCAGATAGCGAAGATGGTAAACGCCACTCCCACTATGTAGCCTAAGAGAAAATTGGACGCCCTGAAATAGAACAGGCAGTCGCACTTCTCTTTTTTAATTTTTTTTCTCATATCCTTTCTGTGGCGGCCAGGGGAATGTCCGCCACGGAGGGGGCCAGGAATCTTTGTTCCTGGCAGTTGGGAGGATTAAGGCTTGCGGAGATGAACGCAGCCCTGTTTGGAGTTTTGTTTCAGGCAGTGGCCTTTGGCATATGAAGTTTTGATATGGCGTCCTTTCTTTTTGCAAAAGTATTGCATCCGACACCTCCACAGACTCCACTGGTTATAAATTGGCCGGGCAGGTTGCAGATAGGATAATCGCAATTAACACAGTATTCCTCGACATCACCATACCGGCAGCCATAGACTATTCCGCAATGTTTGCAGGTAAGTCCGTTAAGCATATCACCTCCTTTCAGGCATAACCGATTACTGTTTGTGTCTGGCAATGCGTGCAAGTTTCCTCAACGAGATTAAAACCATTGTAGCGTTGAGATAATTTCTGGCTCTCGTACGCTGTAAGTTCCACCCACTTTCCGTGTTTCTTGACACGACCGCAATGGGGGCAGTAAACAAGACAGCATTTCTGGGCAAAAAGCTTATCAAGCATTACTCACCTCCTTTCTCAAAAAGACTTGGCGTCCTTTCGGTAACCCCTTTCACCGAAAGCACAACAATATCGTTTTTGAGGCCGGACTTGGTGTACTCTAACTGGTCTTTACTGCTCCAATTTTCAAAACCGTGAGGCACAATCATTTTGATTTTTACTGAAAAGTCTCTTGTCGTCCAAACCATTTATCACCTCCTTTTTAAAAGAACTGAAATATTGAAAAGACTGGCTTGTATTAGAAAATGCAAGAAGGGGCGGGGGACTTTACTGCTCCTCTCTTGCGTCGTGATTTTATTGAATCACGCTTTTTTATTCTGTCAAGAGAGAAAAGTGTGCATAACTACGGGGTTGGCAAACCGGACCTGGTGAACAGATAGTAGAGGGAAGCCAGGGCAAAAATCATTAAAGTGCCGATGGCGAATCTTTCGATCCTGCCCAGGCGGCCCATAATCTCCCGGTGTTCGCTCCGGTTCTGGGCGTTGTTTTCTGCCATCTGGTTGCAGATGGTCTTGATGTCGTTTTTCATATCACGCATATCCAGTTGCATTTGTTGATTAAATTTTACTTGTTCGTCCATAAACTTAATAGTTTGCGGAGCGGGGTCGCGGTAGCGATACCCGTTTTCAATTTTTTCCATATTAAAAGTTAATTAAAGTTCCAAGTAATTATTGCCTCCTAAATAGATAGCAGGTTTTCCTCTGTTGATGATAAATATATTCTTGATGGCTCCAATATACTGGACGGGAGCTTGAACGGTTACATTAATTGGAACCTGAACGGTAATGGTCGGGTTTAAGGTTTGAAAAGTTCCAGTTTGGATCTGCGGAGTTGTAGAAACAGAACGGGTGGTTGTCACTGTCGGGTCAATCGTTTCAAACTGGGCGGAACTTATGGAAACAGATATTTCTTCATTGTCATTTAGCGTGAGAGACGGTTGGATAGTCTCAAAAATTGCAGATTGGATGTCGGCTGAAACGTCTATATTTCTGGTAGCGGAGGCAGTGGTTTGCGGTTGTAAAAATTGGGCTGACTGGATGTCGGGAAATACTTGCATATCTCCTCCGGTGGTTATGGTGGGCTGGATAGTTTCAAAAGCACCTGATTGTATGGCTGGAGAAACGGATGGGTTGCGAGTTGTTGAAATTGCCGGGTCAAGGGTGGCGAAAGTTCCTGACTGGATTCCTGGGGCTATGTCTTCATTGTCGTTATAAGTGATTGAGGGTTGGATGGTGGCAAAGACTGCGCTTTGAATATCTGCGACTGACGAGACATTCCTGGTGATGGAGATGGTTAGGTCCAGAGTTGCGAATGCTCCTGACTGAATGGTAGCAGAGGTTGAGGTGTTTGTAGCGACAGTTATGGAAGGGGCGAGAGTTTCAAATTGGGCGTATTGAAGTGCAGCGTCTATGGCAATACTGACGGAACCTGTGGAGCCTGTGACTTCTGGGTCAAGTTGAGCAAATGTTCCCGTCTCAATAGATGGGGAAGTAGAAACATTCCTAACAGGTGAAATGGTCGGTGCGAGTGTTGCGAAAGTTCCAGACTCTATCGCGGGAGTTGATGAAACATTCCTCGTAGTTGCGATAGTCGGGTCTAAAGTCGCTGAAGCAAAAGATTGGAGCGAAGCCTCTGTGGAAACACTCTTTGTGGTTGAAATAGTCGGAGTGAGAGTAGCGAATACGCCTGAATTTAATCCAGCGGCGATTTCTTCATTATCATTTAGCGTGAGAGACGGTTGGATAGTCTCCAACACACCCGAAAGAATAGTGGACGTTACGCTGGGATTCCGTGTTGTGGTAACTGTGGGAGTAAATGTCTCAAAGGTCGCTGATTCTATCGGCGGACTGTTAGAAACTGAAGTTTCGGCAGTTACTGTCGGGGTTAGCGTAGTAAAAGCGGCAGAAAGAATCGCTACCGTAGTGGTAACATTTCTTACTGCCGATATTACAGGTGCAAGCGTCGCTGAAACAAAACTTTGAATGGTCGCTGAAACAGTCGCTTCTCTGGTCGTCGTGACTGTCGGGGTGAGGGTTGATGAAGCAAAAGATTCGGGTGCAGAAACATTGACGGTTACATTCGTTCCTCCTCCTGTGGTCGTAAAACTTCTTGTCGTTGCCCAACTTCCCCAAGTGTTTGAACCTGACGGGTCTTTTCCTCGGACTCGCCAGTAATGTTGAACACCTGCGGTTAAAGCTGAACCTCCGGGAACTGTATAAGTTACTTGATTTCCTGACGGCCAAGGATGAGGATCGCCTGTTCCTGACCAGTTGGCGTGGTCATCGGTGGAGGAGAGGGTGTCGAGAAGAGGTTTACCAATTTCAGTACAATTAACAATAAAATAAGCATCATAAGCAGCGGCATACCAATTTGGAGATATGTAATTTACAAGATTTCCCGAATGAGAACTCGCTGTCGTATTTATTTGTATTTGTGCATAGTTACCACTATCACTTGTTCCTCCAGTTAATTGTAATAAAATTACATAATACTGGTCATTAAGTTGGTATGTGCCATCAAAATTAAAGGTTTTATCAGTAGGAGTTCCATCCAAAGTAGACACATCAAGAGAATTTGTTGACGTTGCTAATACTGAACCTGTGGCCTTACCCGTTGAACCATCTCCATAGGTTCCAGTGTGAGCATATAGAACGGCTGTTAATGTTCCAGTTGGAGTACCGTATTTTGATAATTTGAAAACACAAGCACTAAGGTATTCTCCAACCACAGAGGTAAATGATTGACCATTTCTTGTGTAACCACTTAACCACATTTGCGATACAGATGGGGCACTTCCCGTGTAGCTATCAACAACAGTTATCCCAGCTTGACTATCGAACGTATTCGCCGTATCCACCTGCACTTCATAATCAATCTCATCTCCTCCAGCGTCTGTTCCGGTAAAGACTAAAGCTGGGGTAACTGAAACTCCAGTTGCTGTGTCGGCGGGAGTGTTAAGAGCGACTGTCGGAGGAATGTCAGTTAAAGTAAGCTGAACTGTGCTGCCATAGTATGTTGTGGAGTTGGCGACAATATAGGCTCTAACCCGATAACTTCCTTCGGCTGACAATCCCGTCAGAGCTTTTGAATATGTTCCTGTTCCATAAGAGCCATCATCATAAACCGTGCTGTCAGAGGTGGTTGGGTCTCCCGATGTTCCTGATTTATAGCAAAATCCACGCCTAGTTACAGTGTAACCACCAGTTGAAGTGATATTACCGCTACCATCAGCACTATTATAGGTAACACTAGCACAAGTATTAGTCGTGACAGCGGGGTCAGGCATTATTGTTAAGGTCGCCCCGCAAGTGTTTCTGGAAGCCCCTGCCGTTGCGTCATAAAGCTCAAATTCATATAAAGCCCCACTCGTAGCATCAGCACAAGACAAAGAAAAATGAACCTCTGTTTCGTATTCGTCAGCAAGGTTAATTGACGTTGACAACGCCGTTCCTTCCACTTCATAACCAGTTTGCCAAGTATCCCCACCAACAGACGAGCATTTACGTCCGCCGACTGCAATAGTCGCCCCATTGGTCAAATCAGTAGAACCGAACTTAATCGCACCAGTTGAAGCGACATCAGCAAAAGTCCCCCCTGACACACGCCAGCGAAGTTTATATTGGGCTGCGACCGTATCTTTTCCGTCAGAGTTAATGTTAACGGCAAGAATAAAAGCATCGGCTTTAGCCCAATTTGTTACATCGGCGTTATCAGAACCTGATTGATCAACCCGACTTGCATTTAAAATTCTTGAACCGCCTTGAACGGCATAATAAGTTCCCATTTAGTTATACTTAGAAGTGCATTTAGGAACACTTTTAGGCTCGCTGATACAGCAAAGCCACGGTCTTTCAATTCCTTTACTGCACTGCTTATCTTCATTTAAAAATGGACACTTCATTCTTTCGCAACATTTTCCGCAAGAAGAACATCTTGAAGTCTTGATGTGCCACTTTTTTTCCCATGGTAGCCAATAAGCAACCCTCTCAATCCCAGCCATTATATGAATTCCCCTTGCTTCTTTTTCTACCCAATCGGGAATTTCCAATTCTATTTTCATTTGAGTTTTTTATACCAAATTGTTCCTACTGTGTGGACGAATCCTAACTTTTCAGTGACTGCTTGTTGGACACCAGGCCACTGAAAGTCGTGTCCACAAATCAATTTCTTAGTCTTGGGAAGCCACGCCTCAATGTCGGCTTTGACCGCTTCATAAGTGTGTGCTCCGTCAATGAAAACCATATCCGCTTTTCCGACTTTCTTAACCGCTTTTAATGATTCACCTTTGATGACTTTCAAATTCTTGAAGTCTCCGACGTTTTTCATAAAGTCTTGGTAGAGATTTTTCACTCCTTTGTGGGCTTCTTCACCTGGAGAACCTTTAAAGGTATCAATCGCCGTGACTGTTCCTTTGCAAGCCGATAAGAGAGCGTGAGTCGAGCGTCCTTTCCAGCTTCCGATTTCGGTGACTGAATCCATTGTCCCTGCCACTTTATAAAGCCAGTTGAGTTCTTCTTTGCTCATCCAACCTTCGATTTGGTTGTCGTAAGGATATTGAGCTTTGATGGCGTCTTGTTTCATCCAGTCGTAATAAGTCTTGGAATTAAATTCCTGTTCCCCGATGTGATTGAGGGGAATGGTAGGATCGCACCAAATCTTAAATCCAGCCTTCTTGGCTCGAATACAAAAAGCCAAATCTTCCCCGATGTCGTTGCCGTTGGGTTTCTTCATAAAGTTGAAAGGAAAACCCCATTTTCTGACAAACTTCTTGTCAAACATCTTTTCCAATACCCGTCTTTTAATCAGCAAGAATCCAGTCCCGATTCCATCACATTCAAAGAGGTCGGATGGGGGGTTCTGGATGCAGGTATGGTCAAGGCCTTTGACTGAGTAAACAAGGGGAGAGTGGGGGGCGCGCTTTTTAAAGTACATCCCGCCCACTATGTCCTTGTTTCTTGAAATCAAACGTTCCAGTCCCCATTCTGGGAATTCGGTGTCCGAGTCAATGAAGAGAAGATAATCCGTGGGGATTCCTTGAGCGATGGTATTTCTACCGACATGAACCAGGCTTGACTGGTAAAAAGCCACGCCGATTGGTCTTTTGGCGTATCTTAACGTGCTGATAAGCGAAGTGACGTATTCAGGTGTCAAATCACGACCGTGCGGAGTGCCAATAGTTACGCTTTCAATTTTGTTCATATAATGAAGTTAAGGATTAAAACTTAACTGTCATTATGTGAGCTTGAGAATACCAGCCGAAGACCAGGTAATGATGAAGTTACCGTTATCAGATGTTTTGTTCGCGCTGAAATCCACATATCCAATTAAAGGAGATGTGTTGTTCGTTCCGGTATTCTTCCAAATCAGAGCGTAACGAGCTGTGATGGTTGATGTTGCCCAGGTGAGGTCAGCCGCATCGAAGTAAGCGAGGTCGTTAGTCGTGTCAACTGAAACAACTGGAGAACCCAGGGTTTTCCCTTTAGTGGTGTACCCATTAGCTGATGCTACTTCGGTTGAAGTTACATCGGAATACATTGTCATCGTGTCGATATCGGCAGAGAATGAATCGGTGTGCAGGGATACGTTGATGTTGTCGGTGTCGAGGTCAATCGAACCGTCCATGATGCTCTTTTTGAATGAGTTAAATAGTGCCATATTTTTGTTAGTTAGAAAATTAAATTAAAATAATCGTATGTCAGCCCAGCTCGACCGGACCAGGCTGTTGCATAATCTGTATTTCCTCTAGCATAACGGTATGTTCCAGCAATTCCTTGCATGATGTACCAGGCTCCGCCTTCCCTCAAATAGCCATAGTATCCAGTTTCGTCAATGTCGGAAATTTTGTAGAGAATAGTCGGGTCGGTTACGGTGCCTGTTCCACTGCCTAAACTTATCCTGTCTACTTCCACTTTTAACCTAGTTCCGTCTTTTGTCAAGAGTCTGTCTGGTATCTCAAAAGGCTTGATGTTAGCGATGAGTTCTTCCACTCTGGAGAGGTCGGTGTTTTCAGGCAGGGAATCTTTAATAGCCTTTAATATCTTGGTGTAGTCTTTAGATTCGGGTATTCTGACTTCGGGAATCTTGATGGAATTGATGGCCTTAATGACTGGTCCCAAATCAACATCCGGTATGTCTATTTTGAGGGCTTTCACTATCTCGTCTTTCCATTTCTTGTATTCTTTGGAGTGGTCAGGCACTTTGGTTTCTGGAATGCCCTTCACAGCTTCTACAATGCCCTGTGGCGAGTTTTTGATAGCCTCAAGCAGTTCAGAGTGCTTGCGCTCCATTTCTTCTTTTTCGGCTTTAATTTTGGCTTCTTCCGCTAGTTTTCCGTATTCATCAGCTTTGGCTCTTACTGCTTCGGAAGCGTATTCGTGTTCTCTCATTTAATTTGGCTTAATTGCTTTAAGACATTTTTACTAAGATACCCTCCTTGTTCTAACTGAAGGAGCATCTGTTTGGCTTCTTCTCTGGATTTAGCTTTCTTGATTTGGTGAGCGATATATGCAGCCCGGCTTCCATCAGTCACTCTCGTAGCTTCTAGTTGTGATTTGTCTATTCCGCCATTGAAATAACTTTTCATACTGATAATTGCCTTGAATCCTTTAGGATCTTCGACATACAGTTCTTTCATTATTTGCCTGGCTCTGGCCGGAGGCATCGCGTCAATTTCTTTGAGCGAACGGTAAGAGTCAAGCGTGTCGGCAGTCAGCGCAAACCCGTGTTTGTCTAGGTCTAAAAGTTTTTCCGCGTCCTTTTCATCCAGGCCTTCGGCTCCTTTGATTGTCCTGATTGCTCCGTATTCGTCTTTAGCAAAAATCTTGTTTTTGTAAACCATCACATCTTTGTCGGAAAATTCAAAGTCTTCCTTGGCTTGCTGGTCTTCAAGCTGTTGCAGGTATTTTTGTTTCTTTTGGTCTCCTTGGTCTATTTCTTGGGTTTTGCCTTTCTCAAATAGTTTTTTGATTTGGGCTTTCTCGGATGTTTCTTTGCTTTTCTGAATGCTTTGCTGATAGTACTGTTCATATTCAGGCCGTTCAGTGGTCATTCTATTAGGAGAAAGGGCGTTAAAAATACGGTTTTGGTTGGGAATGGGTGCGCCGAACTGGTCTTCACGGGCGGGGACATTTTCAGAAAGTCCTGGGATATTAAGCATCACTTGTTGCATTTGTTTTTCCAGGAGCGTTCCATCTGTGTCAATTTTCCTTTGCACTGGGTCAATGATTCTGGTAATCCAGCCCATCAGGGATTTAAAAGGAATAAGTTGTTGGGGATAATTGGCAAAATATGAGGTAAATTTTTCCTCGTCTCCTTTTACGGCTCCCAGGAAATCACCCATATTTCTAAGGTAAGACTGGTCAACCAGGAAGTTTCCAAACTTAGCGAAAGTGCTAAGAATCGTGTCAGCCTCGTCTTCAGAAAGTTTTTGGTTTTTAATGGAATCGTCGAGTGCGGAAACAAGGGCAAGATTGAAAGCCATAGCTGGGTGAAGCTTGGAATAGGAAATCCATTTGTCTCCGACTTTCACTGAATAGGGTTGCCTTCCGGCTGCCCTGAACTCCGCTTTTCTTTTGGCGTTGGTTGGTTCTGCCCAAGTCAGCCTGTCTTGTCCCAAGAGCATTGATGCTCCAGCCGCCACGCTTGATCCGATAATTATTTTAGAAAGCTGTTCGGTTTTGTTTTTAGCTCCCATTAGGGTTGATATCCCAGCGGGTGAATATTCAATGCCTTGCTTGAAAAGATTGGTCGGGGTTCTCACAAAAGGAAAAGTAAATCTGGCCATTAGCTTAACGGCGGCATTGTCTGAATTTCTTAACCGCATGAGGGTATTAGTAAGGCGGTCTATGCCATCAAGGATAACTCCCTGGTCGGCGTTTTCAGTAGCCCTGAAAAGCCTTTGGGTGGCTTCTGATTTGGCCAGTTTTTCTATATCAGCAATCGGTTTGCCAAGTTTCCCTGCTCGGTAAGCAAGGGATTTTTTAACTCCTCCTTCAGTGAGTGCTGTAAAAAACTGATCCATACCTTCCAGCATTCTCATAGGTAATGATAAAGTATTCTCAACCGCCCTGCCTGCCGTGCCTTGTTTAGTTAGGGGGATATTCCTGATGTCCGGGTTCAGGTTCATTGCCTCGCCCTTCATCACATTAACGAATCTGCTGGCGGCCTCGCCGACATTGGAAAGATAACCTTTTAAATATTCCTTGCCTTCACCGGCATAGTATTGTCTTTGTTTGCCAGTGAAGCCGGATTTAACTGCATCCAGCATTCCGGTAATGGTTTTTTCAATAGGAGTCACAACCGCAGTGCCTTCAAGGTTGGAAGCCGTGTTTACGATATGCGTATTGGGTGAAGAAAGCATTGAATTGTATCTCAAAACATCCAGCCATTCATCGGCTTTGGGTTTTACGAAATTGCGGTATAGTTTAGCCACTTGTTCAGCATCATTAAAATCAACTCCTTTTGAGGCTTTGATTATTTCGTCAGCGTTTTTGTTCTGTTTGTAAATTGCTTCTAGAACTATGTTTATGGTCTTGGCTTCTTCTGGGTCAGCCACTATTTTCCTAGCCTGCAACTGTCTGGCGATGTCTTCCCCAGCCGCTTTGTCTTTCATCCAAAGGTCAACAAATTTATCATCAATCTTTCCTGATTGGGCTACTTCGGCAATCTTGCGCCTAAGGTTTAAGTTGGCGGCTATCTTGACAGAAGTTTTTTCTCGTGTAACTGTACTATCAAGTATCTTGGAAGAAGTGTCGGCCATGTCCAGAACTTCCTTGTTTGAAAGTTTATTACCTACGGTCTGTTCCAGTTGCTTGCCAGCGTTAGAAATTTCATCCTGGATGCCCTGTTTGGCTTTTTGGCTAATTTTTAAGCGGTTTAAATTATAAAAAGATGAAACATTTTTTTGAGGACTTATTGTCTCTTCTGGGATGGTCGTTGGGGTTGTTCGTGGCTGGTTGCGCAGCCCTGCGGATGATGGGGTTGATTTAGTTTCTTCGATAGTGAGACCTGGTCTTGAGAGTTTTTTCAAAAGGTTACTTTTGTATTCATTGGGAACTGTATTTGTGTAGGTAAAGTTTTCTTTAATGGGAGTTTCCAGCGGTCGCATTTGTTGCTTCCCGCCCGGAGCGAAAACACCTTCCACTGGTTCGTGGGTAATGGTTCTGGTTCCTTTAGCCAGAACTTTTTTTGTCGGAAGCTTAGTTAAATCACCAGCTATGTTGCGGGCTTCTTTTGGCAAAAACTTGGCATTTTTAGCAGCCCCCAAAAGAGGACTGGCGATTGATGCGAAATCGGCTGCACCTAAAACTGTGTCCAACGCTGGGTTGCCGATAGCTTTCCAAAGCGGATCTCCTCTTTGAACCCTGTTTTGCGCTTCTGATTGGAAAGAGTTTAGTCTTCCAAATGGAGTGTTGTAGTATTTCCCAGTCGCTTTCTTAGTCTTGATAGCTTTCGGAGCCTCGGCGGCAGATATGGCGAATCTGGTAGCTTGTTGTGGAAGCTGTTTTAAGGCTTCCCAAGTAGCACCTGGAGCCTCTCTAATAACATCTCTTTTCCTCACCTTATCAGTCGGCCTGAAATACTCATAAGCCGGAGATTTTTTGTCATTCATAAGTCTATCCGCCGTTCCAAGGGGAGTGGTGTTCATAAATACTTTCTTGGCTGTCCGTTCAGGATTTTTAAGTCCTTCTTTTAAGCGGCTAATCAGACCGCCCGCTTTTCTGCCAACTTGTTCGGCAGTTCCCCTAACCGCCTCATAGGCTTGCCGGGCTTTTTCTTCCTCTTCTTTTTGTTTTCTTTTAATGAAGTCTAAAATTCTCATTTTTTGTATCTTACTCCGTTAGAAACATAGTAATCTCCATACTCACCGTCTTTTTCAGTGGTGCTGGAATAACCACCACTCAAGATATTGGCTCCAGTATTGGTTGTGCTACCAAAAAGATTATCCAAAATTGAATCTACTGAACTTATAGGGCTTGATTTCTTCTGGGCATTAACCTTGGCTGTAAAACTGTCGAGAGCGTAGTTAAGTCCGTATTGTCTTTTTTCTTCTTTAAACCTGTCTACTGCTAATTCAAGCTGGGCTTTGTCGAGTTGGTAATTCTTTTCAAACTGCCTCACCATTTCATTGAAACTGCGGTCTGATTCAAATACTTGCCGGTTGTAAGTACGGTCTGATTCAAACCTATTTCTTTGTTCGCCGTTAAGCGTCAGCAAGAAGTTCCGCATGTCGGTAAAGCGGTTATAGGCAGAAGCCTCGGCGTTATACAGTCTGTCTTGCACGAATTGCGCCTGTTCTGCATTTAATGAACCGGCTTGGGAAGTAAGCGATGCGAGATTAGCCGTTTCCTGCAAGTTGATATCAGTCAAGGCTCTTTGTTCATTGGTGCGAATGTCTGATTCGCGGTTTAAAGCTCCGCCTCCGAAGAACGCTCCGCGTGCGTTGATTGATTCAACTTCCTGTTTTAACTGTTTGGCAAAATCCTCCTGGGTTCTGATCCTTGTTTGTTCGGCCTGCGACTGGGTATATTGTTTCAGGGCATCTATTTGCGCTTGCCGGGGGTCATAGATGGCGGAAGCCTGCTGTTGGATTCCAGGCAGATACTGGTTGGGATCGAATTGATACTGCTGGCCAGCAAGTTCGTCTAGAGACGGTACGTTGCTGTTGCTTTGCGCGGTAGGAAGATAAGTATTATAAATTCCCTGCGCTTCGCCCGAACTTAACCGCGCCCCATAATTGGCAATCATGTTTTGCGGCACGCCTGCTTGCAACAACTGGTTAAGATTGTTTTGGCTAGCCATGTCTGTCGTTCTTGGACCGGCTTTCCCTTTTTCTTGCGCCGTATCGAAATATACGGGTAATGTGTAATTTTCTGGCATATTTATTTAATAAAAATTAAGCTGCTTCATAAGTTCCTGTTATTTCTAGTTCATCATCGGTTGTCCAGGTTCCTGGAATAGTGGAGGAAAAAGCGGTAGGCGTAAGGTATGTTGCTGAGGCATTTAAAACCCTGGGTTTTCCGGCAGGAGGTGAATCAAGAGTTATTTGTAAAATTCCAGGATAGGCGCCACCCGCAGCAATAGTTCTGACAAAACCGATAGTGGATATGCCAGTATAATTGATGGCTGTTACTGGTAAAGTCAATACAACATCACCGGAGATTGAACTATCCGCCGCAAACTTGAAATAAGTCCTGAAATGAACAGTCTTTCCTATCTGACAATAATAACCGGTGTTAGTGCCGCTTCCGACTGTGAGGTTTGTCCAAGAGGGAGTAAAAGATGTCCAGGCTGCTCCGAGTTTGCTAACCGTGGCATCAGCTAACGCTTTGGGAGTTGCAAACTTATCATCGTTAGTTCCTGTGGTTATTTCCGCTCCTGTGGCCTTGCTTGGGATGGCGATTCCAGCTATTTCAGTATCCACATAATTCTTAGTGGCGGCGTCTTGAGCTTGGACGGGGTCTTTTACGTTGCGTGCATTATTGCCTTTAAAATTGTCGTAATTTAGTACTGCCATATTATGCTGTGCGTTTCCAGAAATAAACTACAAAGTAGGGGTTCATTATGGACATAGCGGTTCCAGAACCTCCCAAGCTGTGAGTATGTGTTGATTCGTTTTGGTTGGTGGCGGTAGTGTTTTGGTTAGTAGCGGTTGTTGAACTTGATAAGCCAAGAGTTGCTGCCGTTGTTGTGCCGCCACCATTAGCACCGTAAGAATAATCAGAACTTGCGTTTCTTGTATGTGCAACATAATTACTATTTGTTAGAGCAGTGTTTGTTACTGTCTGATCAGCGAATAAATAATGGGCATGTGCATCCTGAGTGTGCGTATGGGCATCCTGCGTGTGAGTGTGAGCTGTGCCAGCACCAGTTGAAATGTTAGGAAGGTTGGCTTGGGCGATAGTGGCTGTTTTGGCTCCGCCTGTTTCTTCTGCGACATCAAAGTCTGTATCTGTGCCTTTTTGCCCGATCAGGAATTGGCCTTGGGCTATTTGCGACCAAGTTCCGAATCCCAGAAGGGTGGCTGGATTAGTGGAAACGACTGCCGTAAAAACGGAACCAATCGGGTAAACTGTTTCTAAAACTGTTCCTATGGGGACATGGGCGGTAGTGTCCGCTTCGTGTGAATTGACTTCGCTTTCAATCAAAGTGAGGTCTAATTTTAGCGTGTTCACTGATGGCTTGTTGCTTGTGGTGTATGTTCCATCAGGGAAAGATAATGCTAGTGACATAATTTTATGTTAATTATTTAAATTTAATTTTCGGCCTGAATTGGTAGGCCATGCCGAAGTTGGTTACATCCTGAATTGAGGTTACAGAAACTTTAAACTGTATTCCTCTGGGTTTTTCGTTGTTTTCAATATCCACAAATAAGTTGGCAATGGCTTGTTGTGAAAATCCATATCCTTCAGAAAAAGTGCCGCTGTCGCCGTCATCGTATTCTATTTCGATTTCTGAGGAAGTCACCGGAACTGTATTGTCAGTCCACTGGTCGAACGGGTCAAAACGATAACTGATAATAATGTCGACAGCACTGTCAAACTTGCAACTTAAAAATACTTTCTTGAATTTCTTCACATAGTAGGGGATATTTTGCTGGAAATACTTGGTCACAAAATAGCATGTCTGCTCTTCGCCAGCCAGCCCGGCGTCTTCAACCCAACGATAGTCATTGATATACCCGAAAAAAGTATTGCCATAAGCGGCTGGACTGCCTGTAGTAAATTCTTCCCGTGAATCTCCGGCGTTGAGTGCGATATCCCTGCCGTATGAATATTCAAAATCTGAGACATAATACATCCCAAAATATCTCCTGTTGCGGGTAACCACATAAGGCTGGATAGGGTCATTGCGAAGCATTTGTTTATAAACGACATATTCTTGGCAGTTGTATTCGTAATCTATGTCGGCATCAGGTTTGGAAAGATGATACTTGTTGTTATAGTAAGCGGCGCAATATAGTTCTCCGCGATAAACATCATTTCGCCCGATGGGGTTTATTCTTCCAAAAATGTATCTGATTACTCCGCCGATATATTCGTAAACTCCGTCAAATCCCGCCCACATCACTGAGTTTTCAGTAGTGCAGATTGACTGGTGGGAAGCGATGGTCACATTACCAATAAAGTTTATATCTATAATCCCGGCATCCACATAATCAGAAACTGAATAAACAGCCGAATCCTTGAAAATGAGGGTTGTGCCTTCGGGAGTGAGTCCGGCGCCAACTATCTTGCCGTTGTTATTTGGGTCAACAAGTTGATAAGCGGAAGCGCCAACAGTCAGCGGATCGTTTATATCGCTCCAATCAAATCTGAACGGATTAGATACTTGGTTAAGAAACAATACCCGGTTTTTGCCGTTGTGGAAGACTACCTTGCAAAGCGGTAACGAGGTTTCATTCGTCCAAGTAACGCCATCCGTGGAACTCATAACATACTGTCCATTGGCGAACAGGAGCGTGTCATTTAAGTGTGTAAAAGTGCAGGGAACTTGACTTAGAGAAATTGTCGTCGCTGGTGATCCGGTTGTCGGCAGGGTGCATTCTGCCCAAGTTTCGCCTCCATCCAGAACATATTCAAGTTTATCCTGTCTTTGGCGAACCTCCACGATATACCCGTCTGATTTCACAAAAGCCACTCCGCCCCAGTAGGGGCCAGGATGATTGGCATAATCGTCATCCCATCTGGCATAACCAGGAGCGGTAGCCAAAGAATCTTCTTCTACACTGAAGTTTTCAACATCTGCCAGTTCATCGTCCCTGATTTCATCAGGAGACTGCATATCATTCAATCCATAGCGGAAAGTTGGGAGGTTTTGAATTGGTAATCTTTGCGGTTTAAACATTAATATAATTTAGGTTTAATTATGGGAGCGCGGCTTCCTAATTGCTGCAACATGCGATTCCTAGCGATTTCATACCAGGCGCGGTAGTTCTCAGAGGCTGGGTCTTTTTCATATCCTAGGAAACGGTAAATACATCCGAGAACCAGGACATTGGTGTAGCGGTCGGGAATTATGGAAACAGTTAATTCGTCATCCAGCTCGTCAAAGACTTTTACTCCTTGCACCCTCAAAGTTCCCGAAGTAGGCGCTCCATTGAGAACGATAGTGTCGTCTCTTATGAGATAGTATTGCGGTTCGGTTCCGGTGTCATTCAAGTGATTTTCGAGATAGTCTTTTTCGGTTATTCTTTCCAGTTCGCTCCAGTTGGTGCTTCCCGCGCTTTTATAATGCACACCTTGAATCTCCTCATAAGTGTAAGTCGGCGTGACAGTGGCGCTGGTAACGGCTATTTCTTCTGAAGTCGGGCCGGTAACAAAAGGCGCTATCTCTTGGGCTATCTCGGAATAAACCTCCTGGATGGCTTGGTTGATGATGGTCACGGCCGCCGAGGAAGTGTCATCCACTTCATTTTGTATTTTTGCCCTGTAAGTGGCTCTAGTTGCCATATTGTTTTCTTAATTGATAATTATATTTTTTCTCTGCCTCATCCATTTTCCTTTTAGCCTCGCGCATTTGGTAGGTGTTTATGCGTGGGAAATCTTTGCCATTCAAATCTTTCCAGGCTTGTTTTTGCCTTTCGGCGGTTTCTTTGATGATTTCTTCCTGGCTCATGCCGGTTTTACGGAGTTCTGCTCCGCAGCGCGGGCAACGATAAACATCTTTATCGGTAGCGTAGCAATGGTTTGGACAGATTCGATTCATAATTGAGTGCTTATGGCTGGAGATTGTTCGTCTCCAGCACATAAATATTCAATTGTATTGAGACTATGCTACTAGGCTTTGTCTCTTGATTTCTACGCCATGGTCGGTTCTGTTGGAGGCTACTCCGAACAGTGAGCGAACATTGCAGAGAGTTCCTTGAAGGTCAAGGTTGTATTCCTCTTGTCTCTGGTCTTTGAAGTTAGCTGCCCAGATTATGTAATCCTTATGAGCATAAAGATTGGTGATAATCGGTTGAGCAGGAGAACCAGCAGCCGCTGAGGGGATGTTGGTTGTGCTGTAAACCGGAGATCCAAGGATCATCCTGTTGATTTGGCCTTTCACTAACGGACCAGATTGGCCGAAATCAATCGAGGTGAAATAGTTACCCGATAAATCCATCAGGTCTTTTACACACCACGGATTGAAGAACCAAGCGCGGTCTCCGTCAGGAACATTGCTTGCATCCAAGCGCGCTTTGGCTTCCGTGAGGTCAAGATTGGTGATAGTCGTTCCACCATTGTTGACTGCCGGGTGAGCAGATGAACCGGCTCCGAAGATTGCGGTGTCGAGAGCTTTCGCTACTGCGTAAGCCGCTTTCTTGTAACCGAGCATTTTTGACGCGTATTTGGATTGTGCGTTTAATTTGTCAGAAATCAGGAAAGGATTAGCCTTGTAGGTTCCCAGAGTCAAAGTTGTGTAAGTCTCTGTGTTAGCCTGCAAGTTGTCGGACAGTCTCTGTCCTTCTGTGTAGTTGAAGGGGGTCTGTTCAACGAGGTTGTTTGGCACATAGACGGTGTTGCCACTGTCAGATACCAGCGATGAGAAATCTCTAAAGTGCTTTGCAGCCTGGAGATTGGCATCGCGATGCTCGTTGATGTAGTCAGCCCACTTCTTGTCAATCAACTGTGCTTGCGAGACAGCTGTATTGACACCAGTTACTGAACCCATTTAGTTAGGAGCTATTTTCCGAAGCTCTTGGCCATATTGTCGAACATATCCAGTTCTTCTTGTAATTCTGGACTTATTCTTTCTTTCTCTTCGGGGATAGCGTTTGTTTTTAGTTGTTTAGGAGGTTTCGCGCTAAGCGTTTCTTCTGTTTGGCCAGAAGTCAAATCGCGAAACAGTCTGGCGATAACGGCATTGTCAGCGTCTTCAATGTTTTTCCCAGTCCGCAACATCTCGTCTTGCACCAGGTCAACCCTGTCTTTAAAGGAAGGGTCGGTCAGGAGTTTGTTGTTGATGAGCGTAGTGGCTTCCACATTGAGAAACCTTTTTACCGTCTCGTCTTCGTTTTCAGGAGCCTTGTATTGCACTTGTTTGAGTTGCGCTTCTGCCGCTCGTCGGCGTTCGCGCTCCTTTTGCAAGGCAATTTTTAAGTTCCTTTGAACATCAGTCTCCGTGTTTTCTACGACTTCACTGTCGTTGGATTCCTGCTCGTTTTCTACTGGTGTCGAATCAGCAGAGGTTTCGGCTTCCTCTTGGTTTACGACTGGCGTTTCGGCCATAGTTTTTCGGCTATTTGTTAACGCGGTCGCTGTTCCGCGAGTTTATGAATTTATCTTTCTCCTGTAAATATTGTTGGGTATCCAGCCCGTATTCTTCGGGCATATCGTTTCTGCCGTAGCGGGTTTTAATTCTGTACTTCTGCTTAGCGTCCATCTTCCAGAGTTCATCCATTAGTGTTTTT